TACATAATCCAATCTGTTTTAGATTGACCATAATATCTCATTCCTTTTTTATCAGCCCACTCTTGAAATAATATTTTATCAGAATCATTATTTGTATAAATTCTATCCTTGTAGTAATCCTCTTTACAAAATTGTCTACCTTCTTTATGATGATATAGTTTCCAGATAAGAGCTCTTCCAGTTATCTTATCATCGTCACCTTTTAGAATTAGTATTTGACAAACTTTAGGATTTTTAACATAGATATCTAAATAGTTTTGACAACTTTTATATCTCATACAAGAAGCACCTAACTGACCTTTTCTATTTTCATAATTATCTTCTAAATACCAGTGTCTAATATCTTCACCAGATAATAATTGTAAATTAGAATTGTCTTCATCTTTACTATCAAATGTTGCTTTATATAAATTAACAAATTTTTCAATGTCTGAATCTGGAATAGATTTACCAGCTTCTGAGAATGTTCTTCTAGACCATCTACCAACATTCATTTCAGTTCTAGATTCATTCCAGAACTCAGATCCATCCATTTTTATATAAGCACCTTTTGTAAATAACTCTTTATCAATATCCATTTCAGGATATTTTCTCAATATTCTATTTACCTGAACAAATGAAATAGTATCATTCTTATCAGTTATGTCTATTAATGTATATTGTGTAAGAACTTGGTTAGATCTTTCAGATAAAAGAAGTAGTTTAGCAACTTCTGATTTATTTTCTATTTTTTTAAGTAAACTTCTGAATTTTTCAGAATAATATAATTGAGAGGTATTACTTTTAACAGTCTCTAAAATATAGTCTAAATAATCTGATAAATATCTCATAAAAGTATATATAAAAAAATCATGGAAGAAATGCAAGCATTTGATAAAAAAATTAAAATAGTAAAGTGTAGCTATGATACATTTTGGTATAAAGACCTAGTGGGTCAAACTTTAACATTTGAGGATTATTCACCAAGAGATTATTATGTTAGAATGAATGATGGTATACTGCGTAGTATATTAGTAAATGATGTAGAATTTGTAGATAAAAAAAGTCCTCTTATTTAGAGGACTTTTTATTTAATCTTTTTTTTTACGATTCTTAAAAATTTCTTTTGTTGTTTTTGTTAAAAATCTTGTTTGAGCTTTTAATCTATCTCTAAAAGGATTATTCTCAGAACCACCTTGTAAAGTGTTACTAGAAAGTTCTCCTGTTGCTAGTGTGTTAAAATTAGTAAAAGGCATAATAGAAGATGACATTGGATCACCTGCTCCTCCACCAAAATTAGATTGAGTTTCTACAACTGTATTAGTTGAATTTAATTCAGTATTTAAATCTGAAGGAAATGTTCTAACTTTTTTAGTTATATTTAAAGGATCCTTAGTACCCTTAACAACAACCTCCTTAATATTAGGAAACCTTTCATTGTGTAAGTTATCAACTAAGTCTTCAATGTGTTTAACATTTTTTAAATCATCATCTGAAAAACCTATTTTAGCATTCATTCCTAATGATCCAGCAAAATTATTAATCTTATCATTGAACTCTAAAAGAACTTCTTCTTTAGCTTTTTCAGGATTTGAAGGAGATCCACCTCTTGAAGGAGAAGAAACACCAACAAAATCACATGTGTCTAAATACATTTTAACCAATTCGTTTTTTGATGGTTGACCTCTAAGTATTCTTTCTTGTGTTATATCTTGTTTAAATAAGTAAGCAAATTTCAAAAGATTATTATACATAGAATATAATTGATCCTCTGTTAAAATATTATCAATTATCCAATCAATACCTAACCTCATTCCTTCTGATTCATGTCCTCTTGCCGTTATAATAGCAAATACCGATCCATTTGAAAGACATTCAATAAAATCATTCCAAGCTGGTCCAAATCTTTTCATAGATATTGATTTTTTAACATCATCTAAAAAAGCATTTATACCTTTGGGTCCATCATCTCTAAAATCAGAGAAAGCATCTTCTTGTGTTCTCCAATTTTCTTTGTCTCCTCTGACTTCCGCAAACTCAGCCGTAGAAACATCAGTTGGTATCCACTCACCATCTACTTTTTTATCCATGTGTATGACAGTAGTCATATTAAGAATATTATCATCCCAATCAAAGGCATAATAAAGTAAATAGTCAGAATCTTTATTTTCTGAGATGTATTGATTAAATCTTTTAATCATATAAAATTATTTCTTTTTATTTAAGAAAGATTCAAAAGTCTTTAAAGACTCCATTTTTTCTTCTTCTTCGTCTTGAGATTCATCTTCATCTTGAGACTCTTCTTCATCTTGAGATTCTTCTTCGTCTTGAGATTCTTCTTCATCTTGTAACTCATCTTCTAAATCTTCAGATCCTTCTTCACCACCAAAATCTTCTTCTTCACCACCAAAATCACCGAATGATTTTACTTCTTCTCCGCCTTCTTCGGTTTCAGTTTCTTCAGCTCCTTGAGCATCAGTTTCAAGAGAAAATTCTTCAACAGTCTCACCGTCTTTCATAGCAGTAACTGATAACATACCAGCTGTCTCTTCAATAACGATTTCGTAACCGTTCATTTCTATTGTAGTTTTCATATAAATAGTTATTTTTTTGTATATATTAATTATCAAATATTAAAATTCGACAGTACTAATATCTTTTATATATTAAACTTTTACTCCTATTATTTATAAAAAACAAAAACAATCAAAGAATGAACGATTTTAGAAAATTTGCAAATGATAAAATGGTAAGTACCACTTACCTTAATGACTACTTTAAAAAACTAAATATAAGAAATAACACAACTCAATTAATTGAAAGTAACGGAATGTCTGTAGATATATTCTCAAAACTTTTAGATGATAGAATAATATTTCTATGTACTGAAATAGATTCAGATATTTGCAACATCATTAAAGCTCAGTTAATGTATCTTGAGACACAAAATGATGATGATATTAAAATCTATATTGATTCTCCTGGTGGATCTGTTTATAGTGGATTAGGTTTATTAGATGTTATGGATTATGTTAGTCCAGATATCATTACAGTCAATACGGGACTAGCTGCGTCAATGGCAGCAGTTATATTATGTTCTGGTTCAAAAGGTAAAAGAAGAGCTCTTAGAAGAAGTAGAACAATGATTCATCAGCCGATGACTGGATTTGGATCTTATGCTCAAGCAACTGATATAGAAATTGAATCAAGAGAGATTAACTCTCTAAAAAGAGAACTTTATGAAATTATATCAGAGAAGACCGGACAAAACTATGATAAGGTATTTAAGGACGGGGACAGAGATTATTGGATGTCCTCCCAAGATGCTAAGAAATATGGAATGGTTGATGAGATAGTACAAAAGAGAGATAGTAAAAAGACCAAAAAATAAATCACATATCCAAGGGGTTGATGTATATTTTATATATACAATATGGAAAATTATATAAATGATGATGAGAAGGAGTATAACTCTTTTATCTATCAATGGGAAGATATTAAATTGAATAAATTTTATATTGGGTCACATTATGGTAGTATTAATGATGGTTATCTATTTGGTGGTATAGACATCAAAAAGGAGTATAAAGAGAGACCAAATGATTTTAAAAGGAAAATATTATCATATCATTTGGTTTCTGAATATTCGGAGATAAGAAAAATAGAAAAAGAATATCTTATAAAAAATGACGTTGAAAATAATGATTTTTTTTATAATAGAACTAATGAATCATATGGTGGGTATCATAAAAAATCTGTTGAAAGGAGACTAAATGATATTGATGAAAATGGCTTAAATCATTTTCAGAGATCTGCCTTAAAAATGGTCAAGACTAGAAAAGAAAACGGTAGCTATAAGACGTCAAAAATAAAGGAGTATATTACTAAGAATGATATAATGTCTGATATAAAAAATAAAATATCAAAAACTTTGATGGGTAGAAAGTGGGTCAATAAAGATGGAGAAATAAGATATATTAGAGAAGAAGAATTCTTAACATATCTAAAAGATGGATGGAGTGATGGATTGAAATATAATATATCATATGATGAATGTAAAAAAATAGCAATTGATAATAATATAAAATCAGCATCAGAATGGTATAAATACTCAAGTGAAGTAGATTTACCGACACATCCAGAAAGAAGGTATAAAGAATGGATAAGTTGGAATAGTTTTCTTGATAAGAAAATTATAAATTATATATCATATGATGAATGTAAAAAAATAGCAATTGATAATAATATAAAATCAGCATCTGAGTGGAAAAAATTAACAAAGTATATAAAGAATATACCATCTAATCCAAGTAGAAAATATAAAGAATGGATAAATTGGTATAGATTCTTAGATAAAGAACATTTTGATATTTCTATTTCTCTTCTTTAATATATAAGAAATGAAAAAGTTTTCTAAATTAATAACCGAAACAAAACAAGAACTATGGACAAAACATCCATTAGTCAATCCTGTTGACTGGGAAGAAATATTCAAACCTCTTATAGAACATATTGATTCTAACTTAAAGGCAAATGTTCCACCTCCAGGTGAGGGTATATTTGGTAGTAATACAAAAGCCGCATTAGATGAGTTAATAGATGCATTGACAGAAGATTATGTTGAGTATTATACTAATGTAATTGATGATGGTTCACAGGAATCATTCTTTAGTGCGTATGATATAAAAGTATCTTATAATGATATTATGGATTGCATTCAACCTATTTTAGACCAAACAAATGAGGTTGAGGATTATCCACAATGGGATGGTGGTTATCTTTACCTAAGTGCTAAAAATTTGAACTATAGAAATTTAGAAGAATTTATAGAAGATATAGAAGATATTCATTTAAAGTTAAAAATGTTGAATGTTGATTATAAAATCCAAATACACACCGATAATACAGATGTGAATCTAATCAAAACATCTACAGATATAACTAAGAAAATAAAAGATGCAACTGAGTTACCTGGATCGTCTTCTGAGAAGTCAGTTAAATCAATTAAATCAGTTTCAATTTTCATTTACAATAAAGAAACGGTTCAAGTCGGAGATTTAGACTAATAAAAAAACCCACTAAAAAGTGGGTTTAATTTTTTACAAAAAAATCTAATTATTTCTTTTCAGAAGGTTTAGCTTTTTTCACAGCTGGTTTAGCAGAAGGTTTAGCAACTGTTTTTGTAGCTGGTTTAACTTGCTTCACAGCAGGCTTAGCAACTGGTTTTTCAGTCCTAACATCAGTTTTTGCTTTAGATTTAATATCTTTAGCAGTAACTTTTTTCTCTTCTTTCTTCTCAGCAGCTATTTCAGCTAATCTGTTTTCAATTACTTTAGTTGGTTCTTCAACTTTAGCTTTCTCAACCTTAGGTGATTCAACTTTAGGAGATTCAGTTTTTTCAACTATAACTGGCTTTTCAGCTATAATAATAGCTTCTTCTTTATTCCCAAATAGATTTTTAAAGAATGATAATATACTCATAATTTAGTTTATTTTTTATTATATATCTATTTTTTTACCGCCCCTCTATAAAAAACCTCAAAAATTCCACAAATTTAAACACTTAGTATTATTTTATATATAACAATGAGATGAAATTTAGATATGATAAAGAAACTGAAGAAATAGTTGTTACGTCAGCAACTAGAATTGAATACCACCAAGTTGGTCTTTGGTTAACTCGTCATGTCAAAGGATATAGATATATGCCGGCATTTAAAATGGGTGTTTGGAATGGACAACAATCATATTTCAAAAATGGTAGAGTAAATCTAGGTCTTTGGAAAGAAGCTATGAGAGGGTGTAAAGAAATTGACGCTTCTTTTGATTTAGAAAATAAAGAAGACTTTCCACTAAACAGAGATGTAACATTAGAAAAGGTTAAAAACTTCTGTAATGAATTCTTTAAGGATCATAAAGTTAAAACTAAAGATGGTCAATGGATTCCATTTACACCATATGATCATCAAGTTGAATCTGCTTATAAGATTCTTAAAAATAGATATTGCATGGCTGAGGTAGCCACATCTGGGGGTAAGTCATTAATCATATCTATAGTAATGTTTTATACATTAAAGAATATGGATTCAGATGCTAAGTTTTTAATCATAGTTCCTTCAATTACTTTAGTTACTCAATTCTATGATAACATAGTAGAATATAATTTCGGTATTAATAACTTAGTTGAGATGAGAGCAAAAAATAGTGAAACTATTTTAAGTAAAACTCACAAACCTTGTGATGTTAGAGTAGAAGAAGTTATGTCTGATAGACCAAGAAAGTTTTCAGGTACACAAAATCCAAATGTTTATATTGGTACTTATCAATCTTTAGAAAAGTGGCCAAAAGAATTCTTTCAACAATTTCATACTGTTGTTACTGATGAGTGTTTACATCCTGATAGTCTAGTTCATATGGCTGATGGTAGTTTCAAAAAAATATCTGAGATTAAAATAGGTGATTGTGTAAAAACAATAAATGAAGTAAACAAAGAAATAGAAAATAAAATGGTTGAATATGTTTATGAAAATTTATCTATTGATAATGATATGTATGAGATTGAAATGGAAGATGGTAGAATTTTAAAAATAACCGGAAATCACAAAGTATATACTAATGATTTTACTTGGAAAAAAGTTGAAGATTTGACAGAAAATGATGAAATATTAGATTTTAATTTTAATATATAATTAAAAAACAGAGACTCATGATACAAAGTCAAAAAGATAGAATATATGATCTTATAAATGAAAATAGATTTTCAATATTTAATAATAAAAATAAAGAGAAGAATTTTTTAAAATTTTTAAATGATAATAATATTATTTTACCAATAAATGAATATTCACTGATGAAAGTTATATCATTTTTAAAAAATGTTAATATTAAATGTGGAATAGAAGGTTGTGAAAATAATAGAGTTTTTGAGGGAATAAGAAATAATAATAGAACAGAATTTGGATTTAAAAAATTCTGTTCAAGTCAGTGTGAACATAGGGGAAGATCAATTAGACAAAGTGGTAAAAATAATACATGTCATAGAATGACAGAAGAAAGCTTTAAGTCAATGTGTATTAAAAACTCAATTATAATGAAGGATAAAATAAAAAATGGAGAATTTACACCAAATATAACAAATAGTTGGAATTATGGAACATCCTATCTAATAAAAAATGGTTTGAAAATAAAATACAGATCATCTTGGGAGGCTTTTTTTCACTTATGTAATGAAAATTTAGAATATGAAAAAGTAAGAATTGAATATGAATATAAAAATGAACTACATTATTATATTGTTGATTTTATTGACACTATTGATAAAAAGTTATATGAAATAAAACCAATATCACAAATCAGTAATCCAATTGTTAAAATAAAAGAAGAGTATTGTTTAAAATGGTGTGTTGAAAATGGATATGAATTTATTTTCATAACAGAAGATTGGTATATTAATAATCTAGGTAAGTCAAAGAATCTTCTAAATGACCAACCAGATGGTGAGAATATTTATAAAAAATTAAAAAAGTTTGATGAAAATTAAAAAAATTAAAAAAATAGAACATTCTGATAATGTTTATAATTTGAGAATAGAAGATAATCACAATTATTTTGTAAATAATCTTTGTGTTAGTAATTGTCATCAAGCCAAAGCAAAAAGTTATTTAAAAATATTAGGACAAACATTTGGACATGCTTATTCAAGATTTGGAGTTTCCGGAACAACACCATCAGAGGAAACTTGTGAAATACTAACCATACAATCTGTATTAGGCCCAAAGATTACAGAGGTTTCCGCAAATGAATTAAAAGAAAAGGGTATCATTACTCCAATGGATATTAAAGTTGTGATAATGAATCATAATGACTCTGAATTTGCTGAAAGAATTAATATAATAAAGAAAAGTGGAAATGGCAAAGACGCGTTTGATTTAGAAAAAGATTACATTCATATATCAGAAAGAAGATTAGATTTCATTAAAAAGATAGTAGATAAGTGTGATTCAAATACTTTATTACTATTTCATACAATTGAATATGGTCAAAGTATATTTAATAAGTTACAGAAAGAATGTCCTGGTAAGGAATTTTATTATATTGATGGTGAGATATCTGGTAAGAAAAGAGAAGTTATTAAAAAAGAAATGGATAAAACCGATGGTAAAACCAAAGTATTATGTGCGAGTTTTGGGACATTGTCTACAGGTGTCTCGATAAATGCAATTTTCAATGTTATATTTGCAGATTCGTTTAAATCAGAGCAAATCATTATTCAATCAATAGGTAGAGCTCTTCGTTTACATGATGATAAAAAGAAAGCTAATATATTTGACTTAGTTGATGTTTTCTCATCCGGTGAAATGTCAAATATATTATACAGACACTTTAAAGAAAGAGAAAAGTTTTATATTAAAAGACAATATCCTTATAAGATAACTAAGATTAATCTTTAGAAATCTGCGTTTATAGAAACAAACTTCTGACCTTCTCCAGCTTTCAGTGTAGGTAGATTAAACTTGAAAGAACTATTTTTGTTAATAGTGGCAGTTTTTAATGAAGCTAACTGAGCCTTAAATGTTGTTTGGTGTTCAGAAGTTAATTTTGTTATAGGTAACTTATTATACCAACTTTGTTGTATACTCATAGTTTTTAATCCAAGTAACTCATATAATCTATTAACCGCACCATTAACATCATCTCCAAAGGTTGCCTTAAAGTCATAAAAGAGAGCTTTTGAATTTGGTGTATAGTTAGTATCACCTAGTCTATAAATATTCTCAATTAACTTTACTATTCTTTGATATTCATCAAATGATTTTTGGTTTGCTGGTGAAACAGGAGTATTATTTGGAGCTGTTGGTGTAGTTGATCCTGGTGTACTAGAAGAAACTGGCGCACCACTTTGAGAATCTTCTACATCCTTAGATGTTATTAAAGTGTAAGTAAATTTATTACCATATTTAGCCTTGTGTTTATCCAATAATCCAAATATTTGATCTAAATGTGATGGATCTGGTATAACCTGACAACCCTCAGACCAGTTATAAACACCATAAGTATTTTTACCTTGGGCTCTATTAAATGCTTTGTGTATTAACATACCAGCAGCTCCAGAACCTTCTTTACTAAATGTTAACTTATCATCACCATTTGCAGCATCTCTATAAAACTTTTGAACACCGGGTCTTAAACATTTCTCACCATGATACTCACCAATTTGCCAAGAATCAACATACTGAGCAGGCTTCAATATTCCCAATCCACCTCTTTGTTTAATATTTGGTATATCTTTATGTAATATAGAATATTTTCCACCAACCTGAGAGTCTCCTTTACTTCCATATTTACCCGGTAGAGTAGAGATAGGAAACCAAACAGCTTTTGATGCGCCTTCATCATTTTTATAAACAAGATAAATTCTATCTTTGAATTGATTTGAATATGCCTGACCAGGATATTGATATCTAACTCCGACTATATTCATTTGCCAAGGCTTATCATAGACAATATATCCCTTTTTCCTAAGGGCGTTTAGGATACCAGCAGCATCAGCATTTACTTCTTTTGATGCAGGTGGAATATTATCAGCAGTTATAGGTGGACCACCTGGAGTACCTGGTTCAGTGCTAGGTTGATTAACATTACCATTGGTGTCACCAGCAGCAGTAGTTAAAGTACCTTCAATCGGAGTGGCTGACTTAGGTGTGAAAGTAATAGGTTCTTTCATAACCAACTCATTCTTCTGAACTGTTGATTTCCAAGTATCACCAACTTGACCATTGGTTACTCTATTATCCTGTGTAGGTATAATAGATGAATCTATATAACCATTGTCATTTAAATTAACATTCTTAGAAAGAAATTTAGGATCTTTAAGAGCTTTATACTTCGCAAGAACATCTATAAATGATGAATTAGCAACAACTGGTGCTAATAGATTACCTAAGTAAGGACCATTTAATAAGTTATCCACAAACTCATCAAACCAATTTAAGAAGTTAGTACCTAATATAGCTTGTTGATTCGCATTACCAGAACCAATATTAATAGTACCCATATTATCTTTTAGATTCATATCAATACCACCATCTCTTAAATTTATTTGAGTTATCTTATAATCTAAAACAACACCTTCTTTATCATTAACAAAAAATTGAGTTTTGTGATCAAAGAAAATAGACTTCATTGAAGTATAATCTTTACCATCTAACTTTTGTAACTTTTGTTCTAGATTGATATTATAGTGTTCAGAGTATAAAAATTCAGGTTTGTATATATTACCTTGATCAAAAACAATAGTAACTATTTTACCCTTTTCAGGAACATTAAATCCGTTACCATTTAAGTCTTTCCAAGGATTGGCCCAAGGTATATCTTCTATAGGTATTTCATCAAATATATCCAATACTCTAACTCTAACTCTTCCGAGTTTTTTAGGATCATCATTATCTTCGACTACACCAATATAAGTTTTATTAGCTTCAATTTGAATCATAAAATTATATATTAATAAAAAGTTCCTCTTATAAGAATTTTATAAAGGTCTCTTGACTTTATTAAATAAATTTGAAATTGATTCACCCACAAAGTTTTCAAAAGAATCTCTAACCAATTTAGATGATAAATATAACTCACCATTAAAGTCACTTTCATATATATTCTTCGGTGGTAACATAGAACTATATCCGGCTTCATTAGCCATAGTATTTAGTGTTTTAGTTAAAAGAGCTGTTCTTTTTGCGATAAATTGATTAGCTGCTGCTATTCCAGTATTAACAATTCTTTTTGCAAATCTAGCACCAGGACTATCAGAATTCAACCAAGACTCTTTTGGTGCTCCTGATTTAGTACCATCTAGTTCTGATTTAGACATTTTATCATTTTCTTGTTTAAATGAAGTTGGTACTGAGTTAGCTTTCGCTTCAAAAATTTTAGTACGCTCCTCTAGGCTAGCAGATTCATTATTTTCTTTGAATTTGTTTGGATATTCAGATCCTTCAAATCCCAATATTCTTTCACCATTTTCATTTCTTGTTGCTAATCTCAAACCTTCTTTATATTTAGCTACTTCAGTTTCTTTCTTATAATCTGCAATATCTTTGAATATTGGTGGATATTCAGAGTATTCCCAACCCAATTTTTTCTCACCAGAACTACTTACAATGTATGCTAATCTCAAACCTTCTTTATATTTATCTACTTCATCTTTTATCCTAGCACTATTTATCTCTTTAAAAGTTGAACCAGGTGAAGTAGATTCATACATAAAAGCACTAAAAAATCCAGAAGCTCCTTTTTCAGATGAAGCAAAATTCAAAGCCCCTGGTCTATTTTTATTAAGATATCCAACCTTATTAGAATCTTTAATGGATTTATATACTACTCCTTCAAACTCATTCAATGCATATTTTAAATAAGTAACAGAACCTGCTTTGGTAATAGCATCAAATCTTGGATTTCTTGATAAATCAGCAGTAGATTGACCAGCTAGCTTAACAGAGTTTATATCATTTCCTGGATCTGGTGGACCAGCTGGTTCATCATCTTCAGCACCGGAAGCAGAAGTCTTAGTTTTAAGAGCACCATCAGAATCAGTACCCATTCCATCTGATGTTTCTATAGGAGGTGGTGGGTCATTTAACGTAACACCAGCAATACTCGCATAATTAATAATATCTATAATTACTGGAATTTCTGCGACAATTTCAGTTTCTGATATGGTTGAACTTGTGGAACTAATTGGTTTTGTTAGATTTAAAAATTTATCAAAGGGCGTTACAGCACGTGGTTTATAAGAACCATTATTTAAAACTCCATAAGAGTTAGTATATGGATTAAAAACATCAACTCTCATAGTTGAATGTTTATAGGTAAATCCAATACTATATCCTTCATATGCTGCTGGCTGAGTTGCTAAATCAATAACATCACCATGTGGCATTTTATCAAAAAATAATTGACAATCATATAAAGTATAAACGTATCTATTAACATTATCTCTTAGTATTTGTAAGCCACCTGTGTTCAATAATATATCATCCATTGTTCCATCTTCATTAACATCCTCCTCTATTTTAGCAGTTCCTATAATATTTTTTAATTTTGCAAAATTTCTAACTTCTGAAACTATTATATCACAATCAAATCTTAATAGATTCTCAGGAATCATAGTTTTTCCAGACATTCTAGACCAATAAAGTGATTTGTAAAGAGCAGCCATTCTACCTATTCTTAAAGTAACATCTTCTGTAAAATCTAACTTAATCATATCTTTACCATAATCAACAAATGATTTTGCTGATTCCATAGTATTTCCCTCTACTAATCCATCTAACCCAGTTACCTTAGTTAAGTAATAATAGAATCTAGAATTAAGAGGATTATCAGGATCAGCCGATTGACCAAGTGGTTGTGTATTATAACTAGACCTAAAAAATTGAAAAAATGTTTTCTTAAAATCTTGCCATATCTCTATCCTAGACATCATTTCTTCACTAGGAACTACATTACTTTCAAAGAATTTACTAACACTCTCATCTATAACAGATGAGAAAAGCGGAGACTCCTGAGATCTGATTATCAAATCAAAACCAAACATCACAGGATCTTCTTTGGCCGCTCTGTTACCAGTATCTGGTCCAAATGTAGAATAGTCTACAGTATTCTTAAATAAATCTAATGGTACCTGACTAACCTCTGATAAACCATGTCTGAAAAGATCATGACCTCCATCATTAAATAAGGCATATAAATTCCTAGTAGGC